CGAATGTCCTCGGGTGTAACCGCTTGCACCACGCCCTCGTCCATCGCATCACGCAAAACGGCAGAGACACGGCGAATAGCGAACGCGTTTGCCTTGATGCCGGCCTGCTCGAGCGCGGGCTTCATGTCCGCGAGGAAGCCTTCGCGGGACCGGGCCACCTGCGCTTCGTGCTCTCGGCTCTGCTCCTGCTTTTCGAGCTCGTCGGCGCGGGCTGCGCGCCGCTCCAACTCGTCCATGCGCTGCCAGCGCTCTCGCTCCTGTGGCGACATTTGGTCGAGTCGATCGGCCTCCTGGTATGCGCCGAGTGCTTGCTGCGTGAGGAAATCCGCGGCCTGGCGGCGCGAGACCCCGTAGAGCTTGGCGATGGCGCCCGTCGGGTCGGTACCCAAGGAGCGCGCGATCATGTCGAGTTGCGCACTCTTCGCGTCCACCCCCTTCTCTCTCTGCGCAGCCTCCCACATTCGCTTCTGCCAGCCACGCGCTTGCGGTACAGAAGCGAGTGCGTCCGCCAACGTGACCTCGAGCTCTTCGCCGCCAGCCTTCACCTTGCGCTTGATGCGCTTGAGCACCTCATCCGGGAGCTGCTCGAGCACGCTGACCGGAAGCTCGTAGTCCCCGATCTTGATCGTGTCGCCCGCGAGCGCGGTATCACCGTTGCTCGCCGGCTCGTCGTCAAGATCGATTGCGGCGAGGTCCGCGTCGTCGCCAGTCGACTGCTCCTCGCGCGCCTTCGTCGGGAGCTTCTTGTGCGCCACGCGCGCGTCGCCGTCTGCTACTGCGTCCGCGGACGGAGTGGCCCTGTCTTGCTTGAATGCTGGCGCTTTGCCGCTGTCGTTCGCTGCCCTGGCCGCAGCTTTAGCTCGCGCCGCTTCGCGTAATCCTTCGGTGCTTCCACCACCTACAATCGTCGGTCCCTCGTCACTCATGCTGCTGCTCCTGGAGGCGCCTGTCCCGGCGCGAAAGGTTCACCCGTACCCGCCACGTTCGGCAGGGCAGGCAGGTTCGGTCCGCCTGGACCCATGTCCATCGGCGGCATCCCGTTAGCGTTGGCTGGCCCGCCACCAGGCGGAGGCGGCATCGGACCGGCTCCAGGCGGTGGAGGCGGACCCGCTTCCGCACCAGGCGGTCCCATCGGTCCCATGGACGCCATCGGGTGCGGCTCCTGACCGGTCGCCTTCAGAAGACCGAGCGGAGCCATCTGCCACTGCTGATCGTGCTGCGTGATGTGGTTGAGCAGAGTGGTGATCTGCTGCATCAACTGCGGTGTCGGCGGGGCGAGCTCAAGGTTCAGAAGCTCCCGCCGATGCTCACGCATGTGACACGCGTGGTGGTGGTAGAGCATAGACGTGATCGGCTTGCCCTCGCGCACCGCATCGTTCTCTCGACGCGCATGCGTTTTATCGTCCGCGATCGGATCGTCGAGGTCATCAAGCCGACCGATCGTCCGCAGCGCCATGTAGCGATCGGGGGAGATCAGCCCAGGCCCGTACGCGTCGAGCATTTTGTCAGCGAGAACGATCTTGCCCTCCACCGTGCGGAGGTCCGCGGGACCGAGTTCCACACGCACGCGTCGGACATTCTCCAACGTCTTGCTGGAGAAGCTGACCACGTGCCCCGTCTTGTCGCGGCCCGACAACTCTACGAGCCGCTCCTCGTGCGCGAAGAGCTTGTACAGCTTGATCCGCGCGTTGAGCACCGAGCGCATGAGCTTCGCAAGGGCACGCTGATGCTTGCTGTTTGCGCGCACGGCCATGGTGGCGATCAACGCGCGGTCGGCGCCGCTCTTGATCTCGCTCTCCGCCGCGCCGCGAATAGTCGCGTTGATGCCCGAGAGCTTCTCGATCACCTGCTCGTAATGCTGCGTAAGCTGGAAATCGGACGAACGCACCTCCGGGCGGTCCATGAGCTCCGGTCCATTGCTATTCGGGTTGCCTTCGTCGTCGTACTCATTGAGCGTCATCCCACCATCAAGATGACGAACATCGACCTTCTCGCCGCGACGAGCCTTCCAGCGCACGAGGGCGCCCGCATCAGCCACCGAGAGGATCCCGCTCTCTACCGCATCGAGAGCCTGCGTCGGGGCCAGCATGTCCCAGCTAGCCCCGTAGCCCTGCGCGGTGCGCAGCTCCGCGCTCGGCACGTCCGCGTGCACCACCATGTGGTCGTACGGATACGGCGCATCGAACAGCCACGGCCCGCCAGACTGCAAGCACTCCACGATGCGCCCCTGCGGGAGCTCACCGCCCGGCGGGTGGTAGCAGACAAGGACATTGACGTAGTCGCTGTCCTTCCCCGTGCTCGTGTCCGCCTTCCACAGGTCGTACTCGTCAAGCGGAGCACCCGGCGCATCGAGAATGGCGTCGCGTCGCTCCGCGTCCTCCGGAAACATCGCCGCAAGCTTCCAGCGACGTTCGCGGTAGCGGACAATGTACCAAGGCGGCGTACTGATTTCGTCGGCGTCGAGATCACGCGCCACGTCCACGGGGTGACGCACACGCGTGCGCACCGCCCCCTCGTAGACCGGTAGCTCCACGCCGAACGCGTCCGCGATCTCCTTGCCGCCTTCGCCCTCGGTGCCTGGGATGCCCTCGGTGCTCGCGTCTACGGCCTCCGACGGCACCTCACGCGTGCCCACAAGCTCGCCGCCGTGAAAGTCCCAGTCCTGAACGACGTAGCCCTCGGACGTGACGAGGGCGAGCTCGTGCGCCTTGTGGAAGTGCTCCTCAAGGTCCCCTTCGTCCAGGTCGTACTCGAGCACCTGTCGCGCGACGATCGTCTCGGACACGGCCTCGGGATCGTTACTCGTAGCCGTGCACTCGATCGCAGGACGCTGCTCCGTTGCGATGGTTAGCTGCGACTCCACGATCTGGCGGAAGTGTCCGACGTGGAGCTGCGCCACTTCGCCAGAAGTCCCAGCAAACGTAATCGCATGCGCGTTGGCGTAGCCGCCATCGGGATTGCGCCCGTGGTAACAACGGTCAGTCGTCCGCCACATCTCGAGGCGGCCATTCGCCTGAACACGCGCGTGATAATCCGCGAAGCGGAAACGTACCGCGTCTGCAATGCACTCGGACTCCTCGGCCGCCCAGTAGCGATGATCGGAAGGTGAATATTTTACGTCGTTCATTTCGCACTCCTCACGGGCCGGAAGAGACTTCGCAGCTTTTCGTCCTCACTCTTCTTGAGACGAGGCTTACGAAACGACAGCTCGAACGCGCTCGGCACGCGGTCAGGCACTGGGTTCGCCGTCGACACGTCTCGCAGGAAGTACGCGAACGCGGCGGCGCCGTCGTAGTGATGCACGGGCTCGCCCTGCTCGTCCTTCACACGCTCAAACTCGGTCCGCGCCAGGTTCCAGCGGGCCGAGTCGAGGTGATCGATGAGCCGCTCACACCGCGGATGAATGTAGACCTTGTCAGCCTGCTTCAGAAGCACGCGCGCCCGGTTGACGCCCGCTTCCATCGAGGTGCTGCCGCGGACGATCGGCTTCCTTACCGGAAGCCAGTGCGGCGGTTCGGGATCACCCTGTTCACGCTTCCACTCGTGCCCCCACTCCGCACGGTTCATGTCAGCACGCGTCTGCGGACTCGCGTCTACACGGCGTCGCTCGACCGTCACACCAGGCCACAGCTCTCGCTCGAGCCTGCCGATCGCCTCGTCCATCGCATCGCTGCGCGTCCGCTGAAACACAAGCTCGCGCTCGATGACGTACGCTGCCTTTTCGAAGTGGTAGTACCCGAAAAGGAAGAGCGCGAGATCGATGAAGCCACCGTCTCCGATCGCCGCCGGGAAGTAGTGCGCCGGACGCTCCAGCTCTCGCACATGCACACTTTGCGAGAACTCAGGGAACACGGCCCGCGCCGGGTCCTTCTCAATGCGGGCCTCAGCCTCTCTCCTCCACGCAAGCGTATCCTTACCGCCCGCCTCGAGTGCCGCCGCTTCGATATCCTCCGCCGTGAGGTGGTCAGCGTCGTAGATGGTGGAGTGGATGGCTGCGCCGATTGCCTTGAGCAGCTCCCACACCTTGACGAACGGATGGTCAGGCCGGCGTGGCGCAGTCGTGCACACGAAGAGCTTTGCCACCGCCATGGCTCCCCAGACCTTCTTCGCCTCCCACATCATGGGGCCAAGGACGTCGGTCAAGACGTAGTCGAGAATGTCGATGTCGCGGGCCTCATCGACCACGGCGAAGAGTGTCCCCGGGCCACGCAGGCGGTCTGCCTTCTTCTGCTCATCGCACCCGCGAGGCTTGATGCTGCTGCGGCGCAAGTCTTCTTCGTGCTTCGTGCCCCTGAAACGCGCGAGCTCGGTGCCACCCGCGTCGCGAGTGCGTACCGGGTTACCTGCTGCGTCGTGCCACTGGAGCGGCGGCGTGATCCAGACGCCGCCCACGTGGTCGAGCGAGAGATCGGGAGGCGCCTCGTTCGCAATCCGCGTGAAGTGCGGGTCAATGAACGTCTCTACCTGCTCCCCAGTCGGCGCAGCGTACGGGATATAGAGCCCGGGGTAATGGTACGCCTTCTCTGCACTGACAGTGCTTGCGGTACGGCTCTTCCCAATGCGTCGAGAGGCGAGCCACCCCACGCGGCGCGCGCCCGGCGTGTTGAGTGCATCTCGCACACGCAGTTGCACCGCCGAGAGCCGATAGCTCAAGTCTCCCGCGCGCCACAGCCGGTCAAGCTCAGCATCACCGACAGCATCTTCGCCCATCGTGGCGATAGCGTCGTCAAGCGAGAGGATCTGCGGTGCACTCGTCACTGCACCAGCCTTACGATCCGTGACTGTGTGGGCAGCTGTCCCGAGAACTCCGCAGCGGCGGCTTCCGCGTCTCGGAGCAGCGTCAACAGCACAGCGACCACCATGCGGACCGCCTTGCTTCGCGTCTTGCGGTCCTCGCTTGCCAGGCGCTGAGCGAGCTTGGCGCAGTGTTCTGCCGATTCGCGCAGGGTCTCGCATGCGGCCCGGAACTCAGCCTCGCCTACCACGTGAGCGAGCATCGCCGTCTCGCGCTCCCCGAGGCTGTCGATCCACGCTTGGACCTCGTCTCGCGTCAAACCGTCACTCATCGTCGCCTACCTACCGCCAACGTGTGGTCGAGCGTCGCGAAGTCGGATTGCATCTTGGTTACCTTCGCGTCGAGCCTCGCAAGCTCCTTCGTCGCCGCCTCGTAGTCCGCACGACGCATCGACTCGACGTGCAGCTCGTTGGTGCGCACCTGTGCGTTGAGAGCGCGGCGCCACGAGTCCCACACAGCAAGCACAAGCGCGGTCCCAACGCCGCACACAGCGATGACAACAGCAGTCACCGCAAAACTCCCTTGCTCGCATGCGTCTCGAGCGCTTCCTCCGCCTTGGCGATCGCGATCTGGAGCACGTCCGGCGTGCTCACCTTGACGCAGTAGCGCTCGACCACCGAGCGCGGCAACTCGAGCTCACCCACGCGCCATCCCTCGTTCGGCTCGATCCAAATACCGACGAATCGCGCAGTGGGCTCATGCTCCGGCAGCTCATCCGACGTAAACCCCTGTGCACGCTTCTCGGCGCGAGCCTTCTTGCTTTCGACGCTCACTTGCCCTCACTCCTCTTGCGCGCAAGCTCCATCACTCGCGCTTGCTCTTCGCTGGTGTTGATCTGAATCGCGACCACCGGAACCACGTTGCCGGTGATCTCCCGCCGCTCGATGAACGCACCCTGCGACTTGCCGAGGAGCTCGGTCGCCTTGAGCCTGTCCTTCACAGACGCGGGACCGTCCTCTGGTATCTGCCCGCGAGCAACAGCCGCCCAGAAGGATTGCAGCTCCTCGATCGTCATGATGGCGCGTGCCGTCTCCCGCCGCCTGTGCGCCTCCACAATGGCCGCCACCTCGGCAAACCTGAGCAGCCTGCACCCCTCTTCGGTCGGCGCCTTGTAGCCGGCAATACGGGCCGCTGCGGTAGCATTTCCAGCGGCCTCCCCGAGGTACGCCAGAACAAACGCCCTCCGCTTGGGCGGGAGCTTGTCCAGGCCGGGGATGTCGGGCGTGTCGCTCACGGCTCGGCCTTCCCATCCTTGACGGGACGAAGGATCGCTGCGATGCGATCTCGGATCACGCTGACCTGCTCCGTCTCAGCGCCTGACGCGCTTGCACTCGGCGCTCATCCGCTGCGCACGCTAGCTCCCATAGCGCCTTGTTGTCGGGTAGCTCCCACGCTGCGGCTTGTCTCGCCTGGATCTCGGCAATCACGTGCTCGTACTCTTCGCGCGCCCGTTCGTATTCAGCCTGGTAGTACGCGTTGACGGCCCACGTGCGGCGAAGAAGGCGATCACTCTCCGCCTCAGCCTCGGCCAACTCTGCTTCGAGCTCGAGCTCGGTCACGCCCTCTCCCTCCACTCCCGCCCACACTCGCACCCGAGTAGCCAGACGTCGCGCTCCTCGAGCTCCACGCTGGTCAGCAGCTCCACACGCACCGTGTCCCGGGTGATCGCGGACGTCGTGCACAGAGAGCCGCACGCGGGGCAGGAGGCGGTGTGTGCGGGCGGTGCGGGCTCAGGCCCTGTCTTCTCAACGGAGATGGTGAGATCAGCAGGGCTGAAGTCGAAAATGTAGCTCTCGTCGCTACGGAGCTTGGGACAGGAAGCGACGCGCAGGGTGCCCACCTGCATGGTGTCGTGCATCTCGTGGCAAAGGCAGCAACGGATCTGCTTGCTCACCTCGTCACCTCCCTCGTCCACTCGAGCACAAGTGCGCAGCGCGGATGGTGCCCCGGATATGGCGGCGCCTGGCAGTCCGGCACCAAACGACCACAGGCTACGCATCGCACTCGCTTTCGCTTGGGTCTCATCGCTGTGCACTCCGCATCCGCAGCTCACACCCCACGCAGAGCTCCCCGCCGTCCGGCCTCCACGCCTCCCTGCCGCACGCTGGGCAGCGCAGGGGTGCTGGAGGGGGTCTCATGCGTCGGGGGCTCTTGTGGGCGCTCTTGCGCATCAGGTTGTCGCGCGCGCTCAGCTCCAGCTGCCACCACGCCGGCTTGGTCACCGGACACCTCCCGCGGGAACGAAGACGCGCTCGCTCTTGCCGTCAGGTCGCCTTGCCTCGGTCACCCAGCACCCGTCGAGCAGCACCCAGGGCAGCGTGCGCTCGTGGTCGGCGCTGTGGATGGCGACGCGGTCGAGATGCAGCTCGGTTGCACGTGAAACCTGGTTGCTCATCAGCACTTCTCCAGTCGCTCGAGCAGCGCGTTGATCTCGCCGACGATGGCCTTTGCATACTTGGGATCGACGGTGCCCTGGTACTTGCCCGAGCGATCGACGAGCTCTGCACGCCAACCTTTTCTCTTCGTCGGGACCCGTCGGAACGCCCAACGTGGATGCCGGTTCTCCCTGCCATCCACTTGGCGGGGATCGCAAACAGGCGATTCGTAGACAGTGGTTCCCGGAACCGGTTCCGGTTCCCGGGGCATCGCAGTTTTCCCTAGACCCGGCACCGAACCAGTGGTTCCCGGTACCGACGGGGCTCCGCCCCGTACGGGTACCCGGGAACCACTGTTTCGCAGTGCCTCAGCGGTTCCGGGAACCGGTTCCCGAGTGATGTTTTTGGAGGCCATTTCTATCCCGTATCCTCCGTGGCGTAAGACACCCGGAACGGGGTGCCCTTGCCACCTTCAATGCGCCCGGAAGTGATGAGCCGGGAGACTGCTGCCTGAGCATCCTGGCGCTTGGCGCGGATCATGGTCACGAGGTCGTTGCGGGTAGTCACCGGTCCCTTGGACCGAACGAGCGCGAGCACGAGCTCGTTGCAGAGCTTCTCCAGCCGCGCCTCTTCGGCGACGGTGGCATCCAGGTCCACTGCTTCCGGTTCGCTGTGCACTTCGAAGGTGCACTGCGGTGTCCGGCGCAGGCGGAAGCCTGGCTCATCGCCGAACCGGCTCTTGTGCAGCGTGACCTGGACCAGGAAGAGGTCCGGATCCGCAACACGCGCGAGGGTCATGGCGAGGTCTGCGGTGTACTCGATGCCCCCGGCCTCCTTGAAGCTGCCGAGGTCCGCCTTCGCCTCACGGCCGCTGTACGCGGAGCGATTGAGCTCGCTGATGGCGATGATGCAGGCATCGTGCTCCACGCTGATGCGGCGCAGAGCCCGCATGCGTGCCTCCACGCGCTCGCGCGTGCTGGCCCGG